TCTCTTGAATAAAGGATATATTTCCTTTCTTCTTACATAAGGTTTGTAACCTTAACACGACGATAGTACTTATTACTATTACGTGCGATAACACCAGGGTTATCAAGGGATGCGCCACGGGCGAAGGGGTTAGCAACGATTCCGTAACGAGTTTTAAACCCGATTTTTGGCTGGAATGTGTTCTCGCCAACTGCACGAACCATCTGTAGAGGAACGTAAGGGCAGTAGAACAGTCCTGCGTCATAAGGTGAAGAACCTTTATAACCACAAACGTAGTACTGGTTAGCAGCAACGTTAGCAGCATAAGGGTCGATGTATACACGATACTTACCTTGAAGTACACCAGCAAAGGTATTGCCTGTGTCATCAACATTGAGGTTAGCATTAAGTGCTGGGGTATAATCCAGAACACCTGCCATTGTGAGTGCAGAAGCAACGTCAGCAGAGCAAAGGATCATATTACCCTTTCCACGACGAGTTTGCTGTGCGATGGCATTAGCATCTCTTTCCATCTGGAAAATGAGACCTTTGAACTTCTCAACCGACCATCTTCCGTTAGAGTCGATGTCTAGGTCGAATGTACCACCTGTAGCAACGTTGGCCTGAGCACCAGGAACAGCAACGTTATAAATTGTACGAATAACTTCTCTGTTGATTTCAGCAAGAATCTCAGTAGAAAGAATGTTGGCAAGTTCTGCCTCTGCATTCAATCCGTGAATTGCTTTCAAGTCTTGAGCAAGCTCTAGTGAGTACTCAGCTTTTAGTGCACGTGACTTCGCAGTAACGGTAACTTTCTCAATCGAGAATGCCATCTCGTTGAAGTTGTTAGCACTAGCATCTCCGAGTGCTTCTGCCTGAGCAGTTGTCATGCCCTCACCTACGTTGTAGGTAGTAGCATCAGCAGTAGCAGGGAATGTACCGTCAAGAGCACCTGGGTTAGAACCCTGTTGGTTAGTTGTACCTAAACCAACTGCTCCATCAGTCCATCCAGAAGTCTTATTGAATCCTGACGACTGACCAGAGAATGCAGTATCTGCTTCGTTGTAGAATGCTTCTTCTGCAGTTTGTGAAGCATAACGTGAACGCATTGCGAAAATAAGTCCAGTAGGACCATTCATTGGTTGAACACCAGCTAGGTCATATGCGACCAAGTTTGGCATTGCACGACGAATCAGGCTGATAAGCACTGGATCGAAGTTTTTGATACTAGTAGAACTAGTAGCGTTTGTAGGAGCAGCTTCAGAAAGAAATTCTGCTTCCTCTTTTAAAGTTTTTTCTTGGTTCTCCAGAAGAACTGCGGTAACCATTCTCTTATGAGAATCTGTTATTTTTTCTTGACCATCGTGGTCTAGAATTGGTGCCCACTTCTCCTGCAGTTGTTCAGCATTGAACGCTTGCATTTGTTTTTACCTGTATAAAGTTTTAGTTTGATCTATAATTTAAAAAATCACTTGTTCGAAACTCTGCCCAGAGTTTGAAGATAACTTTCCATCAAGCCAGACGGTGCTGCTTGAGGTGCCTCAGTTCCTTCAGAAATAGTCTCTGAATTGTTTCTTGGAGTACTAGGATTAGCTGGGAAATATGACTCTCTCAACTTTACTAGCTTCTCACGATAGGCTTCTTCACTATCAAACTCAACATTTTCGGCAAGAGAAGCAAGTTTTTCCTTTTGGGAAACTGCAAGACCTTCTGATACATCCGCTAGGATTACATCAGCAGTCGATTCTGATAACCTTTTGTTTAGAGCAACGTTCTTATTAATTTGCTCGTTGAGTTTATCTTCCATCTCATCAAGTTTTTCTACCATACTATTAAGTACATCATATTTGTCTTCAGGGATTGTTACATAATGATCTTCAAATAGACTCTTCATTCCAGAAAGGAATGATTCAGTCATTTCTGTTTTAAGTCCGTGCTCAACAGCAAGTGCATTTTCCTCCACCCACTCTTCAGCAACGTATTCTAGGTATGAATCGACTCTATTGGAAAGTTCTTCTTTAACAGTTGCAACTTCCTCTACTAGAGATTTTTCATACTCAGACTTAAGCTCTTCTTTCATTTCTGAAACTTTAGTCTTAATAGCAGTTTCAAAAATTGTTCGTGCCTTTTCTTGGAACTCTTCGGAAAGTTCTTCACCAGCAATAAGAGCATTGATGTCTTCTTCAACATCAATCTTATCTTCGGCAACAACCTCTTCCTCAGATTTTTCTTCCTCGGCAACTACTTCTTCGGTAGAAGTCTCTTCTTCAGAAACAACTTCTTCCTCTTTAGTAGGTTCTTCAGCAACTACTTCTTCAGTTGCTTTTTCGTCCTCGGCAACAACTTCCTGTTCATCTTTTACTTCCGGCTCGTCTCCCTGCTTAAGGGTTCCAGGAGTTGCATTTCCACTAGGAATTGCTTGATCTCCAGCTGTTGCTTTTGCATTAACAACATCTCTGACTTGCTTGAGTGTCTTGCCTGGTGTTGCCAACTTATTAGAGTTGTCATCAGGCTTAGAATTTTCTGGTGTCGGCCCACCTAGATCCTCCCAAGTAGCAGGAGTACCACCTGTGGTGAGCTTCTGCATTGGTTCTCCAGGCGCAGCGTTTTTAGTTACTACGTTTTCCATTTCTTGTAAATCGTTACCAACGGACATTTGTTTAGATATTTTTGATTAATCTGTATTTATTTATAGAACTTATAGATTTGAGAGAAAATCGTTGAATAGATTCAACTTATGCTCTTCAAGTGCTTTTTGACCAACTAAGGTATTAATCCTTTTCTTAGTCTCATCAACAAAGTGTTCACGAAGAATTCCTCCTTCCCAAACCCATTCTTTTCCTTCCATAATTCCATTAACAAAAGCATCAGGTGCAGAAGGATCTGCAACTATATCAGCAGCAGTTGCTAATTGAAAATCTTCACCTACAACTTTAAGACCATTACGATCTTCTTTTAGTGTTCCAATACCACGTGAAGAAACACCAAGTGTGACACCCTCTGCAATAAGAGATTTTGCAATTTTACCCATAGGGGTTTCTAGAAGTTGTGCCTTACCAATAAAATTATTACCTTCCTGTTTCAATGAAGTAATTTTATGCGACACTCTATCTAGATTTACAGTTGGTCCATCAGGATGTCCCAATTCACCAACAGCACGACCTTTTTTAACAAAAGATTCATTATATCTACCAACTTCTTTTGCAAGAGTTGCTACAGGATACATTCTACCATTACGATTTTTGAGATCTCCTTGTAGGAAAACCCCTTCGATATACATTTTCTTTTTAGCACCTTTTCCTTCGGTGATAAATTTAACGCTTGAAATTTCTTCCGTAATGAGTTTCATTTTCTTAATTGGTAAATCCTACTTTAGCACCTAATATTGCAGCATTTTCAGCAAGAAGAGCATGTACACTATTCTTTTCAATATATTCAACTGATTGAGCTGGCATTGTAAAAGAACCAATACCAGCAGCACTTACATCTTCTAAAAGTGTTACTTTATATGCAGCAGTTGCATGAGTATTGACAAGACGAACAATTGTAGCACTACCAAAACTACTAGCAGTACCTACTGTTGTTGGTAATGCTACTTCTGCACCTTTTATTAATGTTCTATTTGCCATTATTCTTGATCCTCGGATGATTGTTGTTCAGATTCGTCAGTATCATTACTAGTATCAAACATAGAAGAAGCAACTAAAGGCTTGGAATTATCAACCCTATCAGCAGCTTTTGAATATAGCAAATCTTTAATTTTGTCACTGATATCAGATGCTGATTTATCAGTAGCGATCAAATCTACAAGTTCTTCCATAAAAAATTTAATATAAGTCCTATTCTTTATTTATATCTCAGCCTTTTTAGTATCTTGTGTAAATTCCCCATTAGTAATTGCATTAGGTGCATCCATTTCCATTTCACCTTCCTGTGGCAATGGTTCTCCTGTAATAGGATCTAACATTGCAGGATCGGGAATAATACCATCCGCAATTTCTTGTTCAATCTGTTCATCTATTTCAACCATCTCAGCATCAGTCTGACGAAGAACTTTTCTACGAACAAATTCATTAGAATAAAATTTTCCAATATAAGGTTCTATAGTAGCAAGAGTTCCCAATCTTTCATTCATCATTTCAGTTTCTT